AAGCTAAAATTAGTGGTGCAAGAGAACTGAGTTCCGTTCCCGTCAATGTCTATATAGTTAGTGCCTGTACCTTGAAATCTAGCCACATCGCTTGCTCCATAAATATGAAGAAGCCGTTGTGGCGTATAAGTCCCAATACCAACTTTTTCATCGCCCTTAACAACAAGAATATGATTTGTACCATTATGTGTAGATAAAATAGCGTCTGAACTCCCAGAATCAACTCGCACCAATAATCCATTTCCAGTGCCCGTATTATAAATTCTAGAAATCCATGTCGCACTAGATTCTCTAACTTCAAACCTGTACCCCGGCGCAGTAGTCCCGATACCGACATTACCATCATTTTTAATGGTCATTCGAACTTGGTTAGATGAAGTATTAGAAGTAGAAAAATACAACTTCCCCGGCTGAGTGTCTGCATCGGGTGCACCATCACCAAGAGCAGCAATCGAAGCACTCTCACGAAAATAAGAAGATCCAGAATCTACGCCTTTGAAAACAATTTTTCCTAAAATTTCTTCATTGGTTGTAGCGGCTAAAGTGCCAGCAGTATTACTTGCGGATTTTCTTAATCCTAAATAAGGGAACCTACTGGCAGTCGTAGAATATAGATCATGCAGAAGCCCCGGCGTCACCGCACCAGCAGACTCTAAATGTAAAATTTCTTCAGGATCAGTTGTTCCTATCCCCACTTTAGTTCCGTTATCAACTAAAGCTCCCGTCGTTAAAGTATCCTCATCAGACCAACGAGCTACATAATTTGCAACGCCGGAACCTCCAACACCGGAGAGAACTGATTCAATATTTTTCCAATGAACGCCGGTTGTTCCTTCGTTGGCAAGAACCATTCCTCCCTCACCAACAGAAGCGTTCGAATCATATAAGATTCCCGAGAGTTGAAAATTGTTCGCGTAAAGTCTTTGGCCGTCGAAAGTTAAACCTGTAGTAGCTCCGAAAACTCCATTGTTATTGAATTGAACTTGAGTATTCAATCCTGCTGGATCGGTACTTCCTCCTCCGCCGCCCTCTATCGCAACCCACGCCTCATGGGTATAACCCGTTTTAATATAATTTTTCCTGCTCCCATCACCAGAGACAGTCAAAAAAGCGCCGGGCAATACACCTGTGGGTTTGGTATCGGTCGTAGCCGCCACAAACCTATCGCCTGCATATTGTGTAATCGCCATAATTCCTATGTAACTTTAAAATCCAAACCATAAAAAGCACCACTCGTAAAACAACCCCACATCGATGAAAACTTAACAACAATTTCATGAGACCCCGCACCTAAACTGGTACTGAACTGACCGGTTCCTCCTGCGTTTACAGTGGGGGACAATGTACCTCCATTTGTGGCTGGGTAACCCACTGTACTGGGCGTTCCGGGGTTTATTATTGTAGAGCTTCCTCCTTCAAAAAGTTTTACCTGTTCTTGATAGTAGTTCCCCTCACTAACATGGATCTCATCGCAAGGGGCTCTGCCCGATGTTAAAATACTACCATCAACATAAACCTCCATTATGTCATAAAAATAATCAGCATTGGCGGTGATACCAGCTAAGTAATCCATGCCTAAACCGGAAACGGTTAAGTGAAGATCTCCTGCTCCAGCTAATGTTAATGTTCCTGTGGCTTCCCCACTTTGCACCAGTCTGTTATATTTTGTAACATCATATTCTCCCCTGAATTCCCAATCAGTTTCCGCATCTGTTTCGAAATAGAATTTTAAACCAGAACCACCTAAAGAAACGTCGAAAGGATTACCCCGGTGGATTGAAGAGAGATCATTAGATCCTCCATCTGTGGTATTCCCACCGTGCAAATAAAACCCATATAAAACCCCTCCATATGTGGTCCCTCTCTCCCCATTCCATGTGTTCACATCAAACTGATCACCGACGCTAACATCCTCAGGATAAAATGAATCTGCATAAGTATCAAGAGTCCAAAAATCAGCTTGAGCACCTCCATTATCGTATTCTAAAAACGGGTAACTACTAACCGCTTGGGTACCTTGTTTATCTTCAAAAGTGGGACTGGTATCCACTAATCCTATTTGATGTGTCCACGCCAATCCAGTCTCCCACGTCAGGGAGTTGGTAGTCGAAACGCTTTCCGGCTGCTTCTTCCAAAAGGCTGTGGGAAAATTTAATGACATTAGTATACATAGCCGGTTACTGCCGAAGCAAAAATTCCCGTATTGATTCTAACAAAAGTATAAAGATTAGCTTTACCAACTTCCACCGAGGGAGCTCCAGCCGGGTACTCTCCTCCCCACACTACTGCACCACTAGCTCCCATCCCGAAAGTTCCAGAAACAAACTTAACCCCAAGAGAGTTGGAAGCGTGAGTATTCTCGAGGTACATCGTCAAAGTTTGCCCATCGGCTACGTCAGTAAAAGAGTATGTAATGGGTCCAATACTACTTGAATCATACTGTATATTAGAATCGGCCCACGAAAGAGGAGAATTGGCTGTAGTAGGAACGTGACGCGAAGACCCCTCTATGGTAAGAGAAGCATCATCAGATCCATTCTTGGAGCCACTTATTTCATTTACTATTAATTTATTTCCGGGGTCAATTTCCAAGTTACCTCCGGTGATAATAACATTACCCGAAATTGGGGTTTGAATATCGCCATTTTCTAAGGATAAGGCTTGGCCACTAATGTTGACGTGACGGTTTCCGGAAAGAGTTAGATCTTCATATCCTAGAAGTTGCAAACTAGTCCCATTTCCATCCGAAGGTATGAAAGAGGAACGATCGAGCCCACCTACCGTATTGAGATTACCAAATCCAACATTTCCAAGTCCGGTTATATCCTTACCCTGCATTTTTATGTTTTGGGTAGCTGTGCAATTCCCCATGTTATCATTAATAGCAGGAACTGAAATACCACTTCCCGTGACAAGTTTGCCGCCGTTATTGATATCCACCTGAAGGTATGGAAAGTTTTCACCTAGGCCTGCTGTATCCCAACTGGAATTATTGAAGAAAACATTTTTTCCTGCCCCGGAGATTTGAGTTGCAGAAATCGGATTGAGAACATAATTGGCTAATTGACTTGGGGTAGTTTTAACTGTTGCGTAGTTACCGGCCCCCACAGATTCGCTGACAACAAAATAGTCTGCGCTACCGATCCCTACGCTCCCCATGCTTGTTAATTGAGATATTTTTTTATTCGCCATTTTTCCTTAAACCTTATTGTTATATACACTGTTTTAATAAGAGGGCACCAGATTTGTCACCAATAAAGCGTCTGTCTCCTGTTGCAAATAGAAACCGTCATCAATACCACTCTCTAAAAGAATAAAATCCTCTACCTTTTCGGCTCCCAAAACCCCACTGATGAAAAACCCTTTACTTCTATCATCCGGATCTATCTCCACGCTAAAAGAAGCATTAAATACTTTATTATCCCCAATCGAAGTACTGTAACCGAAGTTATCGAGCTTGGCTCCCACAAATGAGTACCTTAAAGCTTCATCTTTCCTTCTGATTGGAATAGCTCCCGCATTAATGGGCTCAGCGGTACTTTCGGCGCAACTCGTGGGATCAACTTTTATGGTAAAATCATAACCACTGTTGATAGTTATTAAGTCCACTAATGAACCACTATTACCAGATTCCACTATTCCATCTAAATTGAGTGCGGCGAAGATAGGGGCGTTGGGCCTATTATCTACGGGAAACCTATACCCCATATTAGGTAAAGGCTCTTTATTTAAATTGATATCTATTCCGTAACTTTGAATATGAAGCTTGTCAAAATCAACCCCAAGTCCAGAAAAAGAATCTGTTGTTATCGTAATGTCTCCGGGCTGTAACGCAGAATACCCCTCTTCCGCCAAAACCCGAGGAATAGTAACATCAGACCTTCCGTTTAAGGTCCCACTTTTTGTTTCAATATCGGGAGCAATAAAGCCACTTCCGCTCATATCAAAAACAACATTATATGCCGTGTACGAAACTGCAGCTGATGCAAAAGCTCCCACTGCTCCATTGGTAGAATACGAACTTAAGTAGCAATTCCCAAATGATATCACATGATAATCTGGAGAATTTTCGTCTACCCCTTGGTAAAGATCAGCTTGAGTAAAATCCTCCTTGAAATAATTTTTGTCGATACTGTTTCCCTCTTGGTTGACAGCCAAGTAAATATTTCTGCAATCCCTGTATTGATGGACCGGAAACCCCTGCCAAGTTCTTTGGAATGTCCTTTCCTTATTAAGTTCAAAAAATCCAGACAGTAAAGAAACATCCCCATTGTTCGCGTAGTAAGGTTCTCCGACGAAAGGATAATTAAAGAGGGGATAATTTACATTCAAACCTATGCGAGCTTCATTTTTGGTTCCGCAAAGCAGATAATTAAAATTTAAATCAACCGTGGGGTAATCCACGATCTCTCTCGCCACCAAACCCCTTTTGTTAATTTGGTTTACGTTGGTGTGAGGAACGTTAATATTATAACTAACGGATTGAATCCTGTCAATACTATGGAGAAGATTTAGTTGTCTATAGACTCCGGTTCCGTCATCAACATATGCAAAATCATTGTGTGTCCCACCCCCCGTATAGTCTACAAAATTATATCCACTTTCCGGCGCAGGTCCGACGTACAAGGCCTGACAATTGTAAATTACCCTTGGCTGTGCCATTATTTCTCCCCTTCATGAACGCTCGCATATAATATTCCCGCTAAGAAGTCATCCACCTGATGCTCACAAGCAACATCTTGAACTTTCTTAACTCTTTCGTGGTTTCTGTCTGTGGGCTCGGCAGCATACCGTCCCGCCTTAGCTAACCAGTTAGGTGGATCCTCATTGGCGATTACTATGTTTGTTATTTCTCGAGCTACTTCTTTTTGCTGCTTACTTAATCTTTTTCGTTTGTGCAGCTGCCTTAGGGAGGCTTCTACCTCTATGTTCAATTTATCCGAAAGGTTTAAGTGTTCCTGTATGCGAGAAAGACTGAAATTAAGTGCAGCTTTGGTTCCTACGGGAGTCTTTTTATCCTCTTCTTTCGGCTTCTTGGCTCCCGGAGGACGTCCCGACATCTGGGGCATTTTAGCCCCCCCAATAAGAGGCTCGTACAGACCCTCATTCTTATGTTCTTGAAATTTCTTTTGGGACTCAAGGGATTCTTCCGGGGTTGGGAAACGACCGGACTCGATAGCCTGCATTCCTTCCTCTGCGGTAAGAACACCTAGCTCAATCAAACGGCTATAAATTCTCGAATAGACAGACGTGTCCCTCAAATCCACCTCTTCAAAATGGGCGTCAGGATAATTCTTGAATCCCATTTCCTTTGAGACCCTCCTAATCTCAGGCATTAAAAAATTCTCCAAAAAGACTCGTCGTCCCTGCTTAAGCCTTTCCATGAACACTTGGACCTTGATACTGGTATTCGCAAATTTCTCATCACTCAACAGGATGTTATTTAGCCCCATTTGAATGTCTTGATTAACCACGTCGTACTTTTTAGGGTCTAAGATATTTCCTATATCAGGAATAACGAATTTTGCATCAGTCGTATAGTCAGAAATCAAAACGCGTCCCACAGACTCGTTTTCGAAGAGCTTCTGCATCGCCATTAGATTCTTTTGATTAACTCCTCCATCCTCGGGTTTGGCCCCCATGGTTATTAACAGGATAGCTTGATTAGTCGTCCTAGCCACAGCCATGTCCATCTGCTTCATTTCCTGTTTCCAATTTATGTCCTCTAAGACAGGGTATCCCATAGGAACTGAAAACGGTTCGTAGTCCTGTTTTTTGTAGAAAACAGCCACAAGCCTATCGGTATTAAGCGGAATCGTGACAGCGGCCATTCCTGTATCTTTGGTGTCTTTTATTAGCTTTTTCGTTTCTTCCGGCAGACTTTCGAAAACCTCTTTTTGCTCCTCTGTTTTGGGGTTTCGCAAAATTTGCAGCTCATAGTCAGTAACGACCTTATAATAGACTCCTCTGCTAAAAGCTATACTTCCCTGAAGTTGAATATCGGAAGGGTTGAGAATTATATACTTGGAGGGAATTTCAATACTTTCGTTAGCTTCGCTCAGACCAAAAGTTTGGTTTATTTTGAAAGCATCACTTTTTTCCATCTCTGCATTGAACCTGTAAATAAAAACATTGCCAGACCTATAGTACTCGCGAAAGAACCTACTTTGAAGATCATCGATATTTATTTTCCTGAACAGCGTCTCAAAGAACTCTCTAGATTTACGACTTCCACCAGTATAGTACAGATTAC